GCTGTATCATCAGGTACAAGATATACTTGTTTTTTCTGTCCTGTTTTATATGCATAATCACTATCTGTTGTGTCAAAATATCCTTGTTGATCTACAGGTATATCACTTGTAGCTATTGAACCTTTAAATTCTTCGGCGTGCAAAGAATAACCATTAGGTAATTGTGACTCAACTATAGATATAAATTCTTCGCGCTCGTCATCATCTGGAAATACAGCATGTAAACCATATCTTGATTTCTTCATGCTTCCGCGAGGAAATCTTGGGTCAGCTACATATTGTACATCTGGATATTCTTTATCAACAATTTGTTCTAATTGTTTATTTATTTCTTCGCGTGATTTGCCAGTTCTAGCCATGTACTCAACCATTGGAGTAAGCTCCATTGCTAGCAACATATCATCTAATTGCTCAACTACGTAATCTTTTACTGTTTTTATGTCGTCGCCATCAATTCCTAATGTTTGTTTCATAGCAAGTGTTGACTTAGGATCATTGCGTCTATCAATTAATACAGCTGCTATTTCTTGTGCATTGCCGCCTTGTGTAATTCTAATTTGGTTTATATCATTTAGTAATGCCCTTTGCTCAATAGACAATACTCCACCAAATCTACTTGTAGTTAAACCATCGCCTGTTAAATGATTATCTAATCGCATAAAATGATCTAAATATGCATCTGCATTTTCTATATTTTGACCATTCATAATATCTTTAAGCTTACTAATTAAACTTTCTGGCGGTACATGGCTCATAATTCTGTAAGCTTCAACTTTTTTAGCAACAGGCCAAGAATCAAAGTTTACAAAATCATCAAGATTTTTATCTTTTAATATTTTATCTGTTGCTTTTCTATGACTTACAATTTTTAAGTCACCACCATTTGCCAATACTTGATTGTATACTTCGTTTGCTTTTTCTAAAGCTGCTGCTTTTTCTTCTCTTTGCGATATCCTAGATGCAAGGCTACTTGATTTTGCCCTTGCTGTGCCTATGTTTTCTGTTGTTAATTTTTCTAATATAGACCTACCAATGTCAACATCGCTAGATAACATATCTGTAGTGTCTTCGCCACCTGACTCTATGTATTGTGTCATTGCACGCATACGTGCGCCAGTTGCAGTACCGCTAAATTTTTGCAACTCTCCAAATGCAGCAGCATTTCTTAATCTATTTTTTTGTGTTTCTACTTGTGTTGGTGTAAATGTAGTTCCAGATAATGAATCCATTCTATTTAATTCATTTTGCAATTCTTCATTTGAAACTGTTCCATTAGCAAATGTATCTACAATTTCGCTAATATTATTTAACTCTGCCGTTCTTTTTTGCTCTGTTTCTATTTTTTTAATTGTTGCAGCTTTTTCTTTTAATCTTTGTTTTTCAGTTGGATTATCACTTAAACCTAAAATACTTTTAACAATAGATTTATCTAAATTAATGTTAGTTTCTCTTAAGGTATCAACCAATAATAATTGCTTACCTGTAAGCTTTTTTCGAGATAATTCATCATTATTTATTATAGCACTTTGTAAATAATCTACATTACCATCACCTGCAGCTTGCAATATATATGGTTCTAAAATGCCACGTTTTAATAATTTAATATCTGCATTCATTTCTAGCGTAGTATACGTGCTGTCTGTATTTAAACGATTATTATATTGACCTAGTAATGATTCAAATTGTGTTGCAACTGTATATAATGTTGCAGCTGTTTCATCTAAACTAGCATCGTCTGAATAAATATGGTTTGCATTTTTACTTGCGCTATCAAACATATGATCTTGTTGTTTATCGTAAGCAATATCAGTTTGTGCGCCTTGTATTTTAGCTTTTTCTTCTAATTCTGCTTTTAATATTCTATCTTTTTCATTAGCTGCAATTTCCTTATCTCGATCTACAGCATCAAAACTATTTGAGGTTACTGTAAAGTGATTTAAAATATCTGCTTTTGTATCTGCATCTGTAACAATTAATACATTATCAAGAAGTTCTTTAATTTTTTTATTAGTTATTTTACCATGTTCACCTTTTGTAGATAAATATAACTTCATAATATTACGTTGATCTGAATCAGTGGAATAATTCATTGCACGCTCAACTAAACCTTTACCTACAGCAATATTCATTACTGCATGATGCTCACGCGCAGAACTAGCTGGCAATAGTTTAGCGTCTATTCCATTATTTGCCCTTGTAACTTCAGTAAATACAAGATTAACAGCTGTTTCATAGTTTCCATTTAATGCTTCATTGTAAGCGCGATTTTTATTATCTTCTAATTTTTGTATGATATATTCTGTTTCTAATAATCTATGATGCTTACGCGTTCTATCTTGTACGTTTAATTTTTCATATGCTAATTTTTTAGAACCAGTTGTTGTTATATATTGTTTGTATTGACCTTCAGCATTTTCAGCCATAGCTGAAATGTACTGAGACATAGCAGTTTCATAACCTTTAGGGTCGTATTCATATTTTGCGCCAAGCTCTCTAGCTTTAATATCCATTTCAGTAGATATAGAATCTTCATACCTAGCATTTATAACTTTTTGATAAGCGTCTATTGCAAACTTACCCATACCTTCTGGTGCTTCAAAAGCTTCTGGCTTGCCAGTAATAGGATTTAATGTAGTAATACCTTCAAGCTCTACACCTTCTGCAATTTCTGCACCTACTTTTTGTGCATTTTGTGCTGCATCATTATATGCTCTGCGTGTAAACTCGTCAGCTTCAGCTTTTATAGTTTCCCATAACTCAGCTTCACCTGTGTTTATTCTACGAACACCGACTGGTTTGTTAAAGACTTGTGTTTGTTGTCGGATGACAGCCATTTAGGTTTCTCCTATCCAGTAGGTATTGAAGTTTTTTGTGCATCGCTTATGCCACGCGCCATAGTACCAGCAGCTTGAAAGAGAGATGCACGTCTAGCATTTCTACCTCCACGCCTTAATGCCATAGCTTCTCTAGTTCTTGCGCTAGATTCTGCTTGTCTTTGATAATCCATTCTACTTAAATCAGTTGCTGCTATTTCTTTTTGTTTTGCTAAAAATGCCTCAACAGACCTGTCTGACCCAACATCCCTACCAGATGCGTAAAACATAGCTACGTTAGCTTCTGTTGCTAAATCATATTCATACCTGCGTGATGCTGCTTGTTGTAGTGCTAACACTTCGCCCTGTTCACGTTCAGTTTCAGTGTTAAATGCATCCATTCTGGCTGCATCTTCTTTTGCTTTACCTGCTTGTATTGAAGCATACGCTGATATTCCAGCACCAATTAATTGCCACATTATGTAATCAACTCCGATATTAAGCCATTAATTTGTAATGGCATGGGATCAACTTGCTCGATAGTAACTTGTGGGTTTCTACCATATCCTAAAAGCCTAACCTCTTTGTTACCTGTAAATCCAGTAATATTATTAATAGCCCTGTTATTTACCTTAACAGATGTAGAATCCTTAACATTAATTACAACTGTACTTATACCACGAACATCGCCTGTAACTGGCCCATTAGCCGCTACAGTGTCTATTGCATTGGTAATTACTTTAGATGTAAATTTTTTACCTATATAGAAATGCGTGTAGTCAGTATAGGCGGTTAAATCAATATTAACATTATTGTCTGAAGTAAACTCACCTAAATAAACTTTGTTAGTCCCATCAAAACCAATAACATCTAATGTAGTATTAGCACCATAAAGCATAATATTTATAGGATTGCTGCTATAAGCATAATAAGCATAATTATCTAAACCTATGTCATCTACAAATTCACAAAAACAATACTTGTTATTGTGCGTTTTGTTATAAACAAACAACCTATCACCTATAGCAGCAGTAGCTAAGAAGCTTCCCTGAGTCGTAAGGTTAGTCCAAGCTGCACGTTTCTCTGCCCTATTAGAGCTAAACAATCCAATGTCACCATTGCCCATAACCATAGCAGCATAAGACTCTTGAGTGTTAAATCCAGAATGGACAACTGCCATATCAACTGGATTTACTATAAGATGACTTGCTACTGTAGATACACCTGTAGCTATATAAGCATCTTCTGCATCAGAGTATATGTATTCGCGTACTGCTCTACCACCACGCTCAACAAATATAGTAGCACCATCAATAGACGTAGGTAATACAAACTCAGTACCAAATGGTGTTTGCTTTCTTATTTGTGCATTTGTAGGTGTAATAGCTTGGTTAAGAAATGTTGGTACATACAACTCGTCTGATAGCGTAAAGATCTGTAGGTCACGATTCGACCTCATATATCTTATTTCATTTACATCACCTGTAGCTGCAACCAAGTTTATAGCGTCAGTATCAGCACCTTCGCCAACATCGTAGTTAAAGAACTCACCGAGTTGACTCATAAATATTGTATCAGGTTCAGCTATTGTGCCAGCAAAACATAGCCTATTTTCATGGAATGTAACAGCAGCTGGATACCCACGTAATGCAGAAAAAGATTGCTCGTCCCATATTGTAGTCGTTGCGTTAGAGCTTATCTTAACAAAACCACCACCATCTTCAGAAGCATTTGCGTTAGTGCTAGAAACAATACTGTATGTATTTTCGTCTATAATTGATAATATTGATTTAGTTCCATTGATATTACTTGCATTAATACCACCAACAGCTACAGCATCTGCAACTACAATAGTAGCACCACCTGTTAACCCATGACCTATATGCGTAACCTCAATAACATTTGACCCATCTCTAGTGCGCAATGGGTTAGAAACTGTAAGTCTAGTAGATAATTCTCTTATTACAGTACCAGTAGCAATCGTTGATGATGTTACTGAATCTATTCTTATTTCATTACCACCATATCTCAATACAACATTGTTATGTTTTCCTGTTGTATCAAAGTAAGCGGAGCTAGCGGTTAATGTTCTACCGCTACCTTCAGTATATGAACTTACTGTTAATGTTTGGTTAGCGCTATGAAACACACTGTATGGTTGATATGTATCTTTATTGTCATAGCTTGTATCAAAACTAAATACACTTACTTCAAATGTTGTAAGGCTTGTTCTTGTCAGCATACGTGGCGCAAACAATGGGTGACATATAAACATAACGTCACCATATTGCGCAGTATTGTATTGATGCAGGTAGTCTTTATTAAAAGGTAAAGGATTACTTTGTGTATCAGCAGTTACATCATTTAAATTAACTACTGAGCCATCGGATAAAACTCTAAAAGGAGCAATAAAAGCATCACCTATAGCAATTAAATACTCTTCATTGTCGTCAAAAACAAATGAAGTTAAATGTATTTCTTTGTTTGTGTATGATGATGCAGTATCAATAAACTTTGTGCCATGTCGTTTCTTTACAGCACCTTCTGGCAATACAATCATGTTTTCTAGGCTTTGTGCAGACGCAGCATAGATAGGACTATCAGTCCTCATTACAGTATTGTCACTTATTTCTCCGTACTGAAAGCTATTCTGTGGGATTCTTACCTTCTGCATTAGCTACGCCTTTGTGCTATAAACCTTGATGTCATTAACTTGCGCGTTGTTTGTTGCTGCGAGTCAAGTCGTCTAGCTTTTATCATCTGTCTTTCAGCTTGTTGATCCATCATACTACCTAAAGAAGCATCCCTAGCTATAGATATTGACAGCATTGCAGCCACTTGAAACTCTACAGCAAGTGTAAAGTATGAAGGCCATGTGGCCTCAGTAGCGCGGTATATGTAATCTGCTACAACAACTTCATTAGTTGACGTATCGCAGTATATTTTATCGCCATATGTGTCATATATAATTGGATCATCGTTAACTGTAACTGCACTAAGCATAAGAAGATCTGATGGCATTTGGTATGCAGCATCATATCTACTTGTAGGCGCAGCAGCTAATCTGTTTAATACTTGTTGGTTAGTTGCAAATCTCCAGCGTGTGCTTGTTAACGCTGCTCTTGCTATGTCTTCGTACATTGCGTCAACTACATCAGCCTCGGCTGTACCTTCATCAAAGGATGAAATAGGAGAACCGCCCATAAGGACGGAAGCGCGTGAACATACTTTTATTGGTGTATTTGCTGGCATTTCTTCAACCTATATATTGGAGTTAAAGGGGGCCGAAGCCCCCTAAAATA